AAAAAGTTAGCTATACAAATAGCGGAAGCAAATATATCAAGCCTCTACAGAGATGCAGATGCAGAAATGTTATTCATAAAAGCTATGGATACAGAACAACAACAACGTGTTATGCACGAAGAACAATTATTAGAAAAACAGATAGATGACGACAAAAAAGACAACAGATAAACCAAAAATGGTTACAGAAACCACTGATGTATTACAATTTGGAAAGGTTGGTTTGACAGGGGGTTACTATAGTAGTAGTAACAACAGACAAATGAAAGCATCATCAAGTTATTCACATATGTTAAACGGAAAAAAGATTAAGTAATGACTAGACAACAATTTTTACACAACGGAGGGTTAGACTTTACCGTTGAAAAAGTGCCTGTACATACATATGATGTGCTACATGCAGACGACTATAACAAAACACCATTCTATGCTACAGTGAATGTTAATTCAGGTGAAGCATTAGGTACAGTGAAAAGTAAATACACTGTAAAACAAAACCACGAATTGTTAGATTATATATTAGAAAAGATTGGTGATGGTAATTACGACTTAGCTGAATCTAAATGTGGACATTTTAACCATGGCCGTAAGGTATACTTCTATATAAAGACAACTTATACAGCTGACTGGGGTCAAGAACAGGCAGATACATTTGTATATGGATTATCATCACATGACGGCAGTCAAAAGTTAGTGTTTGGTGTATGTAATAAGATACACAGTTGTAGTAATATGTTTGGTGTTCTTATGAACGACAAAGATAAAGCTCATATTGTTAAACATACTAAGGCTATATCAAGTATTGAAGGTAGTAACACACTTGAAGATATGATTAATAGCAATATACGTGGTATATCTAATCTTATGAAGAAGATGCAAGGTCATAGGTTGTTAATAGAAAATCCGATAATATCTGAAGTGATGGATATTGTTGCTAACTCTAAAGGTAAAGTATTACGTACACCTTACTACACCAGACGTAAGTTAGTAGAAGAGTCAGTTTTATCTGAGATGCAATCTAAAGGTAATACTTACTATGGATTATTCAATGGTATGACTCACTACATAACTCACAACATGGAGTCTGATGACAACGTGATGAATAGTATAGTAGGTAAGGGTAGCGAAATATCTAAGAAAGTTGTTCAAAAGATTGTTAAACATATGAAAGAAAATGGATGTCTAAACTAAGCAAAGTAACTGATAGCTTGCTATGTGCTTACGAAGATGCTAAGTTAGAAATATCTTTGCTTTCATTTATACTTCTAGAGTACCACGTGTCGACTGACTTACAAGAAATGAAGCACGAGGTACTTAGAGGTACATATGGTTATACGGATGAACAGTTTAATGAAAGCTACAATGAGCTGGAGTATTATGGTTACGTTGTAATTAAACATAACTTTATTAGCTTTACACGCTCTACTAAAAAGTTATTTAATACCAAACATGCAAGGTTATCTGTAGTAGATAAAAAATTGTTGGAAGAAAGTTTTGATTTATTCTGGGCAAAATATCCTATTAAGGTAGGTAAGAAAAAAGCCAAGTTTGAATGGATGAAACTAAGACCTAACAAAACATTATCTAAGCATATAATCGAATCCATCGACGTACAAATACAGTACAAAATAAAAGAAGAAAGGAAAGGAAGATTTGTTCCTGAGTTTCAACACGCAGAAAGATGGATAAAAAACGAAAGGTACAATGACGAAGTAGTAGTAGGACAAAACTTCATAGGTAAACTATTTACTAAACCAACAAGAGATGAGCGATGACATAGAAGAATTATTGATTAGCAAACTAATCAACAAGAAAGAAGACTATTACACATACAATGAACAACTAAAGCCACATTTATTTAGTACAAATCATTGGTGTAATATATTCAAATGGTTAGATGCAGAGTATCAGCAAGGCAATAGCTTTGATTTAGTCAAAGGCTTAATGGAAATTAAGAATGTGACTAATATAGATTATTTGCTGTCTAAGTGCTCTACTAATGATAGCTGGATGCATAACACAGAAACACTTATTAAAAGCCTTAAAAACAAGTATAAATACAATAAGGTTAAATCCATGTGTCAAAATGTATTGCTTCAGCTAGATAGCGATGATGTAGATAAACAAATTGAATCTATAGAAAATTCTATTATTGATATGTCACGTAGTGAGCATGGTGGTATAGTAGAATTGTCAGAACACTTGCGTGACACTATACATTTGATTGAGCGTAATTCACTATCACCAGGACTTTCAGGTATCACTTCAGGCTTTCCGTCGATTGATAAATTTACAGGTGGTTGGCAACCTCAAGACTTAATTATAGTCGGTGGTGCATCTTCTATGGGTAAAACTTCATTTGCTTTAGCGTTAGCTCATAATGCAGCTCAAGGCGGTCATGGAACTGTAGTGTTTTCATACGAAATGTCAAGTACACAGCTAGTATCTAGACTGTTAAGTGCAGAAACATGCATTGACAATAGATACCTAATCAAAGGTACTCTTACAGATGAAGAGTGGCGTTCGATACACAGTGCAACAGGTGTAATAGAAAAAGCACCTTTGTATATAGACGAGTGTAAAAGTACTGAGTTACGTTATCTGTTAAATAAAGTGAGACAATATGTAATAACTAGAGATGTAAAACTTGTAATGATAGATTATCTCCAGCTTGTGAGCAATATGCAAAAAGGCAGAAGCAGGGAACAGGAGGTATCTGTCATTGCAAGGTCTCTAAAGAATTTAGCCAAAGAGCTAGATATTACAATCATTGCGTTATCACAACTATCTAGAGGTGTTGAGCGTAATGAAGGTTCAAGACCTATGCTGTCGAATCTTAGAGAATCAGGTGAGATAGAGCAAGCAGCAGATGCAGTAGTATTTGTATACAGACCTGAATATTACAACATCTTAGCAGACGACGAAGGTAACAGTGTTGAAAACATGGCAGAAATAATATTTGCTAAGGGTAGAAACATTGGTATCGGCAGTAAATGGTTGAGATGGATAAATTACTTAACAAAGTTTGAAGACTTAAGTCAAAAATATTAGTTTGTTAATAAATTATTCATTATATTTGTAAACCATATGAAAACATCGAAAGACATTATAGATTCTATAAGCAAAAACATTCCTTACAGCAAGCAAGTTATTAGAAAAGTAGTTAATAACACGTTTGGCGAAGTAAAAAAGAGAATGAACAACAAGGAAAAAATAATGCTTAGAGGTTTCATAAAGTTTGTGTGCGCAACCAACAAGAAAACCAAAACGTATACACTAAAAGAATATCAAAAGTTAAAAACCAAAAACAAATGAAACCAAACATTATCATTGTAGGAAAGAGTGGCTCAGGTAAGTCGACATCACTACGAAATCTCAACCCAGAGACAACAGCTGTATTAAATACAGAAAGAAAACAATTACCTTTCAAAGGTGCAAGTAAGTTTAAGAATGTACCTGTACCTGACTTAAACACATTCAATGCAGCATTCAAAAAAGCTGTTGAATCAACTGAAATCAAAACTATTGTAGTAGAATCATTCACTTCTTTAGTAGAAATGATATACAGAGAAGCTGACGTACGATTCAAAGGTTTTGATGTATGGTCATTTTACAACAAAGAAATAGATAGAATCTTAAACATGAGTAAGAACACTGATAAGCATATCATATACTTAGCTATTGATGGTGCTTATGAAAGCGAAGACGGTGTTCAAGAAAGATTTGTTGCAGTGGATGGTAACAGATGGAAGAAGCGTGTAGAGAAAGAGTTTGTTGTATGTTTATTTACAGACAACCACTACGCAAACGAACAAACAAGCTATAGATTTAGAACACAAAGCCAAGGAAAAGACTCAGCAAAAAGTCCTATGGAAATGTTTGACAACCTATATATAGACAACGACCTAGCACAGGTTATCGAAAAGTGCAACGAGTATTATATTTAATAACTAAAACCAGAGACAAATGTTTCCAGATTTAAACAAAGTAGAAGTAAAAGAAACTACAAGTTACCTAACAGCAGGTATACATGAAGTTAAGATTGATGAGATGCGAAACTCTAATCAAAAAGAAGGATACACAGGAACTCCTTATGTAGAGTTTAAAGTGTCTAACAAAGATGGTATATCATACCTAAAGTTTAGTGGAGTAGACGCTAACACATCAGAGAATGCAGCACGTGTACGTACTGAAATCTTTAAAGGTTTCTTACAAACTGCTGGTGCAACATCATTTAATAGCTTACCTACAGCATGTAAAGAAGCATTAGGTAATAAAATTAATGTATGTTTAAGAGAGCGTGAGTATTGGACAACAGATAAAGATACAGGTGCGCCTATAGTTAAGACTGTTGTTGAATATAAGTTTGCTAACCCAATTGGTAAAAGTATATCATGGCAAGACAAGTACAATCAAAAGCTAAGTCCTGCTGACCAAGCAGCATACAAAGCTGCTAACGACGCATTCTTAATGAGTCAAGGTAATGTACAAACAGATGACATGCCATTCTAAATAATAATATAGGGGTAGGTAACGCTACCCCTTATATTAGTAATTAAGTAGAAACTATGACAAAGAAAAACAACAAATCTATTGCAAAGAAAATTGCAGATAAATTTACCGACACTTTTAGTGAACAAATAAATGATTATCTAACAGCTTACAACTTAGATGTTAACGAAGATAATTATGATATGGTAATAGAAGAGATTGTAAACATATATAAAGAACCAAAACACGATTATAAATGAAAAAACTAAAAGACAAAATTGTTATGTATTATGAAGTTAAAACATATAGCAAAAGTAACCAAGTGTAAACTACACTTTGGTGATGTTGCCAGACTTAACCAAGACATTTGTAGATACGAAGATAAGACTGTCGAAGTAACTATAAAAGAGTACAAACCTAAAAGAAGTAATCAATTGAATCAATACTATTGGGGAGTTGTTGTCAAGATTATATCCGACTATACAGGGTATACTAAAGAAGAAACACACGAGCTGTTGAAGCAAACTTTTCTAAAAAAGAAAATCCTTATAGATGATGAATGGTACGACACTACGGAGAGTACTACTAAGATGAACAATAAAGAAATGTTAGAGTTCATTGATGAGGTTAAGATGTGGGCATCACAAACACTAAGCGTTTATATACCCGACCCACATGAAAAAGAATGAAATATTTATACCATTTAATGTTAGTTCAAGCAAGAACAGCAAACAATGGACAGGTAAATACCTTATAAACAGCAAGGCAACAAGAGAGTACATAAAGAAAAGCAAGAAATATTACGTCGAGCAAACAGAGCGTTTTATAGAGCTTACTAAAGAACTACCTAAACCTTTGCATATATCCTTCTATTTCATACGCAATAGCAAACGAAAGTTTGACTATATCAATCCAGCACAAACAGTACAGGACCTAATGGTAAAGTACGGATGGATTGAAGATGACGATATACACAACTTAGTACCATACTTTCATGGATACCACGTTGATAAAGAAAACCCAGGAGTAATTATAAAAGTTTTAAAAAATGACAAAGCTAAAAAGCACACACAAGACTAGACTACTTTCTTATTTAAAAGAATTTAAAAGCATAACATCATTAGAAGCAATTAGAGATTTAGGTAATACTAGATTGTCTGCTACTGTATTTAAGCTTAGAGATGAAGGTCATCCTATTGTATCAGAGGATATAAGAGTAAATACAAGATGGAAAAACGAGGACGGCACAAACAAAACAACAAGAGTTACTAACTATATACTTGACTAATGAGGGAAATCAAAAAACTTACAGACAGCTACATCGTAGATGATGAATCATACTTTGCAGATAATATGTACGTTACCAACAGTATGCTTAAACAGCTTAATAACGGTAGTACAATAGAGCTAGAGCATTACCTGAACACTGAACATAAAGAATCAGAATCTTTATTAGTTGGTAGTGCATTTCATTGCTACGTACTTGAACCAAAAGAATTTGATAAACGTTACGTATATGCACCAAAGGTTGACAAGCGTACTAAAGCAGGTAAAGAGTTATATGCAGAGTTTTTAGAAACTATCGGAGATAGAAAGCCAGTACCAGCACATTACGAATTAATATTTGAACGTATGGATACAGCTCTTATGGCTAACCCTAACTCAAGAAAATTACTTGAAGGTGCTAAACAACGAGAAGTGATACACTTTTGGGAAGATGTAGAAACAGGTATCAAATGTAAAGGTAAAGTAGACGCAGAAGGTGATGAGTATTTAATAGACCTTAAGACTACAAGTAAAGGAGCTAACTTAAAAGCCTTTCGAAAGTTTGCTACAGACTATAACATAACACAGCAAGCAGCTTTCTATTTAAATGGTACACAAAAGAAAAAGTTCTTCTTTATAATGTGTGAGCTAAAAGCGCCATTTGGTATAGGTATATATCAGATGAGTGACAAAGCAATAGAACATGGTAACAAAGAAGTTGCAGGTTGTTTAAATTTCTATTATAAAGTTATACAAGAAGATATGGTAACTGACCTTAACGGAGGTAATATAGTTGTTGTGTAATGGAGTTAGTATTTGTATACGGTACTCTAAAGCAAGGCTTTAGTAACCACGGGTTGTTAAAACAATCTAAGCTAATAGGTAGAGCGCAAACTAAAGAGAAGTTTGTAATGTATTCTAGTGGTATACCTTACGTTTCTAAAAGGTTTAAGTCTTCTTACATATCAGGTGAAGTATATAGTGTTAGCAATGACACTATGTACAACCTTGATATTTTAGAAGGACATCCTCAATGGTACGTAAGAAGTAAAACATCTGTAGAGGTTATAGATAAAAAAGGTAAAACAATAACAGTAGATGCATGGTTGTATTTTAACGAACACATACCACAAGGTGCAGACTTAATTCAATCAGGAATTTATGGACAAAATAAAACAAGTAGATTTAACTCCTTACTATACTAGTAAAGAAATCAAAAACAAAATAGATAAACTATTGCAAGAAAACGCAGTAGTTCAATCTAACTTAGGTATAGATAGCACTAAAGAAGAAAGAAAGAATGCAAAAAAAGAAACCAACAGAATCAAGAGTGACATCAAGACCATGGACAAAGTATTCGCAGAACATTGCTTCCCTCAAAACGACTGATAAAACTAAATCAATTATAACAGGTATAGTAGAGATTGCATACAGACATAACGGGGTTACATACGAAATGTTAAACACAAGGAAAAGAGCTATTGTAGATGCTAATATAATAGCATGCAAAGTAATACATGAGTTCTTTAACTTATCAACTGTAGGTATAGGTAATATATTTAATAAACATCATGCTACAGTTATACATTATGTAAACTTATGGAACAATACTTTAGCTTTTGATAAAGAATGTCACCAGCTTTACAGTTTAATATGTGACCACACTATAAGAGAATTGTACGGTGATAAGCTAGAACTTAATGACGTAGAATTAGATAGGTTAAACATATTGCAATTACGTAGAGTTGTTCAAGACTTGCGACTAGAGAACAGTAGTCTTAAAAACAAATTGTTTAACATACAAGCTGCATACAATGCATAGTGCTCCAATATATTTTTTAAATTTGACATATGAAGTTAAGAAATACATTAAAAAACGTGGAGAAATTGTTTTATCTACGTCGTTTGTAACTAAAAAATCTCGTGAAGTTTGTATAGGTAAATCAATAGATATACTTAACAATAACTACTGGAACGCTAACTTATTGTCTAGACTTAATAGAGAGAATGAAGGTAAGCATGGTTGCGAAATTAATATAGTATCTTTTGATGTTATATCCGAACTTGGATTAACAACAAATAGATTTAAAGAACGAGAGTTTCCTGCGTGAGTGGAGCACAACTAAAGTCCTACGGATTACTTTAATACCTTATGGGATAGGCGTTAATTGAAGTAGGCAGTCAGTGTCAAAAGTAGAGCCTAAGTCACTCTACTCTTGGCCATGGACTAACTTAAAAAAATTAGACATGCTAGAAAATGTAGTTATTATTTTAGTATTCATCGTAGCCTTAATAGTTATAGCAGAAAAATTTACAGATGAATAGAAAACAATCAGATATAGACCTTATAAATTTTGTTGTAGACTTATACTCTAGCTCAGGCAAAGGGTTTAATAAAGCTAAAAGATTTTTAAGAAAGAAGTTTGCTATAATTGTAAGTCAAAATGAATTAAAAACTTATCATAGTAAACTTAAAGTAAAACGTTTTGAACATTTAGAAGATGATACAGAGCCTATCGATAATATATAAAACTTTAAAAAATGCGTGGTATAATATCAAGAATGCTAAAAGCATCAATCAAGAAAGGTACAACCTTAAAGGTTTTACAGAGATACCTGAAGATGAAATACAGAATACATGTAAGCGAAGCTGTACTTGTAAAAAGAAAAAGTAATGGTTAAACACAAAAAGGTATATACTACCTTCTTTAATTTAGACATAAGTGACCACATTCTGTGTACCACGTGTGGACAAGTAGCTGTAGATATTCATCATATTCAGCCTCGTGGGATGGGGGGTTCAGAGAAAGACTATATAGAAAATCTTGCAGCACTATGTAGGTCATGTCACGATAAGGCAGAGTCAAGTTCTTCATTTAATAAATCCGTTAGATTAATGCACTTGTCTAAAGTACTTAATTTTTTAAAATACCAATAAGGTATGCACCGTAATAATTATTTGACAGGAACGTTGTAATAGTATTCGCATTGCATACCATCCTTCTTATGCCATACAAATGCATGTGCTCTTTTAGTTGTAGATAAGTATCCACTATCATCATGCCATTGGTCAGTCGGACTCATACTTCCTAAATGTCGTACAGCTATTCCATTAAGCTCTTCAACTTGACCCATTATACTTGATTTAAGGCTATGTAGATGACCTCTATGGACTTCAATGTGTCTTACGCTACTCCATACATCTCTAAAACGTTGGGATATAACAGAGGCAAGGTTTTTATAATTCTTAACTCTGTGTCCATGGTCAAATATCAGTAGACATTCGCCATACTTATATGCTTTCATAAGTGGTCGGCTATTGTCTACTGTTACATGGGGGGTTTGTTCGTATAGTGCTTCAAGTGCATCACCCATATGTAACATAGACTCTTCGTCGTGGTTACCTGGAACTACAACTACTTGTACAGGAGCTTGCTGAGCTAATGCATTAATACATTCTACAAGTAATTTTCTACCAAATCTGTAAGCTTCGTATGCAGAAACATTATTACCTTGTGGAGTACCAGCCGTAGTAGAGTTAAATGGATGTGCTTTATCTATGTTTAAGAAATCATTACCTACAACAAAGACTATTTCTTCGATTTTGAATCCCCGCGCTCTATGAAAAAGGGAACGAATAGCAGAGAAAAGCCTATCCCGAGCCACATCAAGATTATAGTTATCACCAGAAATGCCCAACTTACCAAGATGCAAGTCGTATGCCCCAATTTCGAGCAGATAGCCTTCGCCTTCTTCTTTATCAGTATTATAAGTAGGTTTAAGTGCATAGGATTGAAATGAATCGAATAAATCTTGTTTTAAATCTTCTTTTAATTGAGCTACATTCTTCCAGATGTCAATCTTTTTAAACTTGGCCTTTGTTCTATACATAGTTACTGTAACAGGTTTTCTGTCGTTATCAAACCCTGTAACTTCGTATGTACCAATATCAAACCAATCAACCTCCCAAGTAGATAAATCTACTTTACAATTACTTATAAGGTCATCTAATGATTTTACTCTACTGCTATTCTCTACAGATACAAGTAATGAATCTTTTTGTTCATTAGTTATAACTTTCTCTTCAGGCACTTCTGCCGATGAGTATGATGCAGCTTTTAGCTCTTCATCGAATGCAGCTCTTAGTTTTCTTGCTTGCATTCTAACAGCTTCATATGTACTGTCAAACATCTTAGCTGTGTATCCGTAATCACCTCTAAGCTTTTCTGGATTCTTTAATAAGTAGTCACGTAACTTATCATTTTTGCTATTTCTTTCCACGATTTCTTGCTCTATTCTTAGATTGACCTTCCCTCACCATCTTTCCATTTTTTTTATGAGACATGTCTTTACCATCTTTATTACCGTAAGTGCCTGCTTTACGGTTCTTGGCATTTAATTCAGACCTGTATTTTTTACGCTTATCACTAGAATGATATTTCTTGTCATAAGCCTGCTTTTTTTTACGAGCTTCAGGGTTTGCAGCGTAGTATTTTGCGCTTCTACTCTTGCCTTTACCATTTCCAGCTAATGAATTTCTAGCCATAACTAAACAGTTTCTGAATTTATAAAAGCTATATATAAAAAAGGTATGTAAAAATGAGTTTCTGTATAGGGATAACTTTCATCTTTAGAAAAACTCCTCATCCCAAACAACACACCGCTATATAATCCTATCTCTATTCTCATTACATTATATTTTTTTTATTTACTCCTATGTCTGACAACCATTGACGAACCTTTATACCTGATTCATTGTCAAAAAAAAGTGATGAACTACCTACTTTTAAATTTTGATTGTAAAGTAAGTGATACATCACTATATGTTCCATGCTATCGTATTGCTTCCATGTAGCAGTGTCAGATGCTTTGCCATCTATTTTACCTCCTATATAAGCTATATGCTTGTAGGTTTCATTTGTGGATGGGTGCTCTGTAAGTGCCTTATACTTTGAAAGCTGTCCGTTAAAGTGAACTATATCACAAGATACGCATAAATTATATTCTTTTTTTTCAGGTACATAATCCTTTTCTGTACCAGTGCTGTGTATAATTAAATACTGAATCATGATTTTGTTTTTTCAGTAATCAGCTTTTCAAGGTACACAGCTAAATCCATTGCTTCCTCTTGAGCGTGTTTTAACCATTGTAGCTCAGTTAAATCTTTTCGCTCCATGGTAACACCATATTTCTTTTTACCTTCTTCAGAACGCTTTAAAATCTTATAGCATACTTGTTCCTCTATTGCCATTATATATTATTTTTTTGAAGAACCTCCAAAAAAGAAATCGATTATAGTATTAACTTTACTAGACATAGCACCAAAAACAGTACTAATAAAACCTATTTCATAATCAGATAATTCTAAAGTATTCATTACAAAGTACTTAAACATGGTGTAAGATAGAAAAAAATATGCTGCAGTAAAAATAATTGCAAGAAGTTTTTGTATAATGCTATCATCAGCAAATAAATTACGTGCACTTTTACGGTCTTCCACTTCTAACTTAAACACCTCTTGTTCATGTTGTTGACCTAATTGTTCTAGTTTATTTTTAAGAACTAATCTTTCTTCGTCAGTAGTAACTACCTCATCTATTATAGTAGAAGCCTGTCCTACTAATTTTCCTATTATATTTTTAAACATCTGCATATTTGTATTTAGTATCTCCATCCTCATCTTTATAGGCTTCGAGTACTTGTTTTCTATTATTGACTCCTACCAAAGATATATGTATCCACGAAAAGTCAAACTCATTAATCATCTGGTCAAACTCTAAACCTGAATCTAAAACCCATTCATAAATAAGTTCGTTCATCATTTTTCCGTTTTGCCAAAACTGTATGTCTAAAGCCTGACCTTTACAGTGCTGGCTTTTTCTACTACCACCAATAGCTCGATTTAAATCTTTACCTCTGTATCCACTGCTTATACGTATAGGTCCTATAGAGTCTCGCATAGGTTGTATAAGATTGTTTATCAATAAACTCATATTAGCTAAATGCTTTTCATTAGGAGTGTTGTCTATACCTAATCGTTTAGCTGTGTTGCTGTGCGTTATTTCAGACAACGCAAAGTTTTTACTTAATTTCATTATTCAGTTTTTGCTTGTTTAATTTCTAAATCTTTAACTACTTTACGTAGATAGTCCACCTCTTTTTGTAGGTAGTGTATTTTTAAATCCTGTTTAGCGTCATCAGGTAAAGCACCCATTTCACCTCTAGGCCACTTAACTCTAAACTCATGATTAAGTTCTACATTGTCTTGCATACGTACAATGTCTAATTGTAGTTGGTCAATCTCTGCAGTAAGTGTAAACCATATACCTGCAAGAGAAACTATGCCAGCTACAATACCTATTAGACTTTTTACATCTAACTGTACTTTAGAACTTTCATTTATGTCAATAGTATCTTCCAATTAAGAGTGTGTTAAAAATATAAATCCTATTATATAAAATAATATCATGACTGTCCAAAAAAACGCAATGGCTATAGTTGATTTATGCAGCTTATAAAAGCCTGTTTTTAGTTTTTTCATTAGTGAAACTTACTGAATGTTATATCGTCTATTGAGTTTTGTACTTTCTTTTTATTAGCATTTAACTGTAACATAATGTTAGAGATAAATCTCTTTTCTTCAGTACCGTTGTTTAATACAACAACTGTAGGCACAGAAGTAATGCTAAATTTTTTTTGTATTGATGAGTGCTTAACTATATCTACTCTGTATACATCGCAATCTTTTAGCAAAGATAAAAAATTAACTTGATTACCTTTGTTCCACTCAGCCCAGAACTCAATTACCACTGTTCCTTTAGAAGTTTTAGAATCAAAAGTGTTAGTAGAAATAAAGTCTTGAGCGTGGGTAATCAGGGGGAATAGTAGTATGTATACAAACTTATTCATAAAGTTTTTGCTTGATGAGCTTTAAATCATCTTTGATTTCAGTTACATCTTCCTGTGTAGACATTATAGTTTGTCTTATTAGTTGGTCTTTCATGTCGAACTCAACTCTACTTATTTCTGGGTCTAATGGTTCAGGTAAAGCTCTTGCTTCTGCTATATCATTCTGAAGTGTAAACCACATTGCACATAAAGTTGATATTAATACAGCTATGCCAGCTAATGTTTTTAAACTTACTTGTACTTCTGTGTCTTCACTAATCTTTGTAGCCATGTTAGAATATTAAGTAATTTATTCCTGTTTTTAATTCATAAGACGGTAAACCCCAAAACTTTAAATGTTTACCTTCTACGAATATACTAAAATGCTTATTAAAGTTTACTCCAAATATTAAACCCGTATCCCATTCTTCTTGAGATGAATCTCTTTGATAAGCAAAATCTGTCAACCCTTTATGTATAGGGTATACAGAGCCCCAAGCATGCAACCAATAGTTATCTCTGTATAAATAATAGTCTAATCCTAATACTGCAGAAACCTCTTGTTGCAAACCTAAACGGTCAAGTATTCTTTTATTGTAGTTATTGACTGCTTTTCCAAAGTGATACTTATAGAACTCATTATCACTTCCTGCTATCCATTCAGCACCCTCATCAGTTATCTCCATCCATATACCATTTGAAGTAGGTAAATAACTTTCTTCTATAGCAAACTCTTCCCAAGTACCTTGATAATCATCCATAGGATTACATCCATATACAGGATGTGAACGATGGGCTACGCCAAAAGTAAAGTCCAAACTACCAAAACTTTTGCGTAACCTAACCTCGCCCAAAGAATACTTTAAATCTATCAACTTGTTGTCTACATAATTAACTTTAGCTGTAAATATATTTGATATATACCTAATATTATATTCTTGTTGAGAAACGTCTACACCATTATTACGGTTAAAAGAATATTGAAATAAATATTCTAGACCAGGCGCATTAGAAATCGTAGCGTAGTCACTAGCCTCATGCTCGTTACCTGTATAAAAATTGTTTTGTTTTCTTTGATAGTCAAATCTTGCTATCTTACGTAAGCCAAATGTGATAACTATATTTGGTTCGTTTATTTGTGTAGTTTCTACGAGCTCTCCATCTACAAAGTTGTCTACATGTTCCCAAGGATTGTCTGGGGGTATACCTTCAACTTCAAAGCTAGTAGGCATCACTTGTGGAGTATTAGTAGTAAAGCTAGCGTAGAATGTAGAAAACCTAAGTATATCTAACTGCGCATAAAGATTATGTGCAGTCATAAATAATACTATATATAATAACTTCTTTAACATTTCCATCTTCTACGGGCTTGTCTTATTCTGCTGTTAGGGTCGTTTTTTGTTTTAGCACTACTTTTTTTAAGTTGCCCTAATGAACGTGCACAGTATGATTTGCGTCTTCCTGCAGCTTTACTACCTTTCTTTACTTTACCTGTTACAGCTGTTTTAAGCTTACTTCCAGGGTTCTTTTTTCTATACGCAGCAACTCCTTTTTTTGTCATTCCTGCGCCAGATTTAGTAGGTCTGTAATTAGCACCTTTACCCTTAGTAGTTTTTCTTATAGGTTTTTCTTTACGTTCTGCCATAATATCATTTTTTTGGCTTAGTGTGTGTATAGCCTTTAGCTTTTAATGCTAGGTGTTCTTTTTTAGTCTTTGCTACTTTTTTAGTGCCTGACTTACTATACATGTTGTGTTTCTTAAACACAGCCATTAGTCCTTTTGATTTTTAAGTCTACAAGGACAGCCTATCATACCACCACCTTTATAGTTTTTCATTCCAGCATATGCTTTTGCAGATATTGTGCTATTCTTTTTTGAACGTGATGTACCTGCTTTTTTTCTTTTGTTTATGTTTTCTACTAAACTCATTATATATTGTTTTATGACCCGCAAGCCTCGCAATCAGGGTCATCTATATTGCAAGTTTCTGGTTGGTCTGTTTCTTCTAAGTCTTTTATCCAACTATCCCAAGTATTTCTAGCTGTTTCTTTATTTTTTTCTTCAAAGTCTTTAATGTGTTCCATTTTTTTAATCTTCATTGAGTTTAAAATTTCCATACATCCAGGTTTGCGTAGAGCTACCTTTAGATAAAGTTAGTTTATGTTTATATGTACTAGGTATTATATTAAAATCAGCTGGAATAAAAGATATAACTATTTTACCTGTGGTATCAAAATCACCACCACCTAATGCGGTAATGCCATCACTACCAGTTTTTGTTATATACGTACTATTAGTATCATATACAATATGGGTTATAGTATACCCTGTTAAATTAAAAGCAGTACCATCAGAGTTTGTAATAACTAAATTAATAGTAGCAGAATTGTTTTCTCTAGCTATTATATTAATCTTCTGTGCTATATCTGTGTTTATTGTTGCCATTTTCTATAATTTATTATGCTAGTTCCCCACTAGTTGTTCTACCCATTTGTGTGTAATCAAATTCTAAAACAGCTGTTACATTGTAAATTTGTGTACCACCTGAGTCTGCAGAGTCTTGAACACTTATCTTTATGGAGTCACCTGCTTGAAAATGCTCTGCATTATCAAAATAAAAAGCAAACACTTCAAAATCATCGCTAGAACTTATTGAAGTTGCTTCAGCTTCTTGCTGAACTTGACTTTGCTGAAAACCAGCATTTTGAGAATACACCCTAACTGTCATTGTTCTAGTAGATGTCCTTGAACCTACCCTTATATAAACACATTTTACTCTACCATTAGCTGGCACTAAATAATTTGTGTCAACAGTATCAGCGTAATTGCTTGTTGATGTTTCGTATTGGTCTCTCCAAGATAAGTAATGTTGAAGATTTGATATATCGTCTGTGAAACTTAAATTAAATTGCTGAAAGGACTTGTTTACACTTCCATTAACTGTTAAGTCTCCTGCTACACTAGTATCACCTTCTATAGTTAAAGACTTGTCTTCTCCCACTGTAAGTGCAACTGCTTCTGCACTAGAACCGTTAGGCGTTGTTTTAATTTCTA